CCCATCAACAATATTATTTTGTAAATTAACTTGGTCTTGACCTTGATTAATTCCTCGTTGTGATGGAGTTTGTTGAGACATACCATTTAGAAAATTAGGTATAGATTGTGAAACAACGCCACCCATTATTAAGTTCTCCTTTGAGTTCTATTAATTATTGAATAAGTATTAGAATCTCCTTCTAAAATATTTGCATCAGCACTTCTACTATCAGCTTGTTGAAAAGCTGAAAGTGCTTCTTGTTCATCATTTCCTGCCAATTCAACAATTTCTTTATCTCCAATAAATCTTGACGCAAAACGTCTAGCTGATTTAGTTGTTATGTATTGTCTTGCATATTCGGGGAGTTGTTCAAATTGTTGGACTAGAACTAAGTCACATGTAGGTAGGACTGAAGATGTACCGAAAACGTCTGTAGAATCAGTTATGTTGTATAAATAACCATCACGCATAACTATATTTAAGTATCGGTATTGTGCAGATGCGTCAGCTTGAACGCAATTAGAGGGTAAGGGAACTTTATTATCAATATCTTTTGTTAGTGTATAAGCATAATGAGTATTGAAATTCCAACCCATAGACTGAACAGTCATAGATGTTTCATCTAAAATATTTTTAGCGACAGATACGTCAGTTGTAATAGTTCCTGTAATTGTATTAACAGGAGCTTCTCCTATAACCGACAGCATTTGGTTTACCGCCTGAAGTTCAGTAGTTGGGGTAATTTGTGTTGCCATTATTTTATAATACTAATCAAAACGATAACTATAATAACTGTGACCACACTAAGTCTAATCTTATTTTTCTTAGTAAGGCTTTGCCATTTTTGTTTAAGTTTATCCATATATCCTTTTTATTTATTATTAAAATAACTAGAGGGGATTTGACTCCCCCCTAGACTCTTAGGTTTAAGATATTTTGATAGTCTTTTCTTTCTTCTCTTCAGGTAAATCCTGAATCAAAGAAACATTAAGAACACCATCTTCTAACTTAACTTCTTTTACTTCCGTAAATTCAGCAAGTTTAAATGATTGTTCAAAAGACCTTTCACCAATACCTTTGTAAAGAAAATCTTTCTCATTCTTTACTTTCTTTCCTTTTATCTTTAAGACATTTTCTTTCACAGAGATTGTCAGGTCATCTTTTGAAAACCCTGCAATCGCCATTGAAATGTTATATGCACCATCTTTTATTTTTTCAATATTGTATGGTGGATAACTAACAGTCTTAAAACTATCAAGCTCATCAAAGAGGCTATCAAAGCCTACTGTGAAAGCTCTAAACGGTGTTAAGTCTAGTGTCATTGTTGCTCCTTTCTTTTTTAAGCGAGTTAATCAAGATACCCACTAGGCATATCTTGAAATTAAAGTAAGAAAGGGCGTATATTTCAACGCCCTCTCTAATTGTTTTTGTGTTATAGTATAAACCAACTATTACGCTGATTTAATTCCTACAGCCGCTTCAGGTCTTAGGACATCATGTCCCATAGCGTATTTCGCTACCATTAGCGTTCCTTGTCTGCGAATATCGTATTCTGATTCAACAGCCAAGTCCATAAGTTTAACAGTACCAACAGCACTTGGGTGACTTACCAATCCTGCGTAGTCAGATAGGTTTATAGTGTATGGAGTTGTTCCACCTGCACCATAAGAACCAACAGCTACTCCCGCAGTAACGTGGAAGTTTGTAAAGTGAGCTACAGGTACTAATTCAATACCCGCAATTTTCTGCACTCTACCCTCAGCAATAGAACCTTGACCTCTAAAGTCAACATTTATTGCATTAGTCGCATTTGCTAACTTGTAGTAGTTTTCGGGTTTTAGAAAACATTTTCTACCTTCGCTTGGAACGTAGTTGTCGTCTAAAGTTTGAGCCGCACTAAAGAGTTCAGTAATGAACGCATTAGCCGCCGTACTATCAGTAGCATGTGCTATGTCAGTGTTTGTTAGTGTAGTTCCCGCAGGGTAACTAGAGTCACTTACGTTTGCCGAAGCAACCGAAGCTCTACCAATGTTTATTAAGATGTGTCTGTCCTTAGCATAAGCCAAAGCTCTGCCAATTTCAGAACTGTAAGCACTTCTTACGTCCCAATGGTTCTTAGCTTCCTCAATATTTGAAAGGAATACACTAGATATTAAAAGGTCATTAATCGTAATAACCTTTTCGTTGTGATTCACATCAGAACCAAGTATTTCTGCTCCTGCTGTGTGGTAAGCACTGGAAATTCTGCCCATTACTGGGAAGGTTGCCGACTTACCGCTTGAGATAGTTCGCACTAACTCCGCTCCGCCTGTTTTTGAAGCTCTGTCAAAAGAAGTTAATACTTCTCCTGCAAAAACTTTTAGAAACAGAGCGTCTTCTGCTCCACCCGCATTAACTTGTCCGAGTGAAACTGGTGTTGCCGCCGTCATAATTATTCTCCTTATATTATGATTATTGTTAATAAAAGCCTTGTACTTTCAGCTTCTTACACTAAATTGTCTTCCCGCAGGAAGGTCAAGTTAATCTACTTATTTACTTGGCAGTTGCCACGCATAAGCGTTGCACAACTATTTTTTATTTTTCTTCTCAGCTTCTTGAGCCTTATCAAGAAGGTCGTTTATACTCTTTAACGCTAAAGTAGATATGGTTAATTTATCATATCTATTTTTAATTGTTTCAAGAATATTATCGTGGTCAGGAATACCTACTGGATTTTTTAAGTAAGTATCAACAACCGAAGTATGTTCAGCAATCTCTGCTTCATACTTTTTCTTTAAAGCATAAAGAAACATATTACTCCTTCTTATTTGTTTTTACAAATTCAGCATATGTGGCTTTATCAGCATCACTAGCGACACCTGAGTCAATTCTAGCTTTAATACCTTCTATATTTTTATTTTTAACTATATCTAAGGTACTGTTATCTGATGAACCAATACACATTATCTTTTCTTTTTGTTCTTTTTCTTCTTCTTATCTTTTTTCTTATTTTTTTTCTTTTTTGCCATTGTATTATCCTCTATTAGATTTTACTATTAGCTAACTTATTCTTTACTTCCGCTTGATATGCAACATCTTTTGCGTATCTAGGGTCAGACATAGCTTGAGTAACTTGTGCCCAAGATTGAAAACCTTGTTCACCACTAGCACTAGACTTACCTTCAACCAACTTAGGTTCATTACCTGTTGCTTGTGAGTATCTAGCTTTAAGACCTACCACTGCTAACTTAACAGCTTCTAAATCTTTACTATTTACAGCACTATTATATGCTGTCTTCTCAGTTTCGCTTAGATTTTGACCTGCCCACTCAGACATAGTATCATACGCCTGTGTTCCACCGACCATCTCTTTAACGCTTGAGGATTGTTGGTCAGCTATTGCTTGTTGTCCTGCAATAAATCTGTCCACATAATCTTTTGGTATTCCTGCTTTTTGTAATGATTCATAAGAACCATCAGCAAGTTTACCATCTTTAGCATACTCTTCAGCTAAAGAATCCATATTTAAACCTGCACTATCTACAGCCTTTGTAGCTATATCTAAATCAGATTTAGGTTGTCCTTTTAGTTCTGCCTTAGAAACTGGGTCTACTGATTTTTCAGTAGGTTGAGATTGCTCACCAAGTTTTTTTTCTAATTCTGAATATGATTTGACCAATTCATCAACTGAGTTGAATTTTTCAGGCAAACCTTCAGGTTTACTTTGTGTAGGCTTTATCTCTTCCACTGGTTTATCCGTAGTAGTTTCAGCACTTTGTACTTCTACTTTTTCTACCATAATTTATTTCCTTTACTTATTAGGTTGTCATAGCTTTACTTACATTACCCGCAACAGGGGCAACTGCTTTCTCAGCCATCTGCATCATTTGTTGTTGTTGTTGCTGTTGTTGCATGGCTTCTTGTTCAGCCACTAATTCTTCCTCAGTCTTAATCAAACCTTCCATCTCTATTCCTAAACTTGTAGCGATACGTTTAATTAAATCAGAAGGATTTAACGATTGAACTACTTGTGGATTTATCTGAGCTAAATTTCCTATCTCAGCCACAAATTCTCTTAATTTTTGTAAATCATTTCCTCTACCCAATGCTTCAATTCCCGTAATAATAGTAGGTTGAACTGCATCTTTAGGTAATGGTGGAATTTCTTTAGCTTCTTGCATACGTTTCATTAGTATTTTAACCAATGGAAGTTGAAACTCTTGGGATAGTAATGAATAAACACCACCCATACTTGTTTCTAATTGCTCAGCCATATATCTAATTTCTTGAGCTGTCACTCTTTCAGCATCTCTTTGAATTGCTGTGTGTAATAAGAAGGCATAAGACATACGCTCTTCTAACTTAGCTATGCTTCTTTCTACTACTTGTAAATCATATTGTTTTTGGGCTTGTAATACAGTAACATCTTCAGCACTACCAGTAATAATGTCACCATTTCTAGTAAGTGATAAATCTCTTTTCTTTGTTACAGCATTAGGTCTGACCATAAATACAATTTTAGAAGAAGCCGCCGCACTTTCAACAAGTGCTTGAGACAATCCTTCTAATGATTTTAAATCTCCCAAAAATTCTTCTACATATCCTCTGCCGTAGTCTTCAGAATCAACTCTAACCATTCTTAGAGCTTGATAAGGAAGTAACTCTTTAGTGAAATTTCCTATTGATTCAGGAATTTTAATTCCATTTACTTCTTGACAAATATAATATTTATCATTTTCTAATTTATAAAGGTGTGTGTATAATTCTATATCTTCATCTTTTTTATAGTCTGCATCAACTATAATTTTACCTCTTGTAACTTCATCTAAACTTAATGGACTTACAACTTCTTTAATAACAATTTCTAATATATTTCCTGAAGCATCTCTATTACATACATATTGAGTAATAGGAAATATTCTCATTGTTCCATCTTTAGGAAGATAAGTTAAAACATTTCCTGCTACAATTAGATGTTTAAGAGCTTCAAATACGCTCACTCTTAAAGCTAACTGTTCAATCTTTTTAGATACTTCTCTTTCAATACTAGCTAATGATTTTTCTATTTCAGTTTTTAATTCTTTTTGTTGATTTAATTCCTCTTTTGTTTTTCCGCTAACTGATAGTCTAAAAAAGGGGGAATTAGGTGGGAGCAATAAAAGAAGTAATTTTGAGGCTAAGTTATTTACGCCTCTAGCTCCTACTGATTGAAAGGGATTGTATAATTTACTGGAATTTGAAAAACCTTCAGGTGTGACTAAAGAAGAGATAGTTAATTCGCTACATTCTTGTGCTCTATCTACAAATTTTTCTCTGTTTTCTTTTAATTTTAAATATCGTTCTTTTGCTGTAGGATTAACCTGCATTATCGTATCGTTGCTCTTTTTAGTTGCCATTTATATCCTTAATTATTAAGCTGAGTAATTTGCACCTGAATCTGACGAAGCAGTATTCAGTTGTAATCCAGTAGTAAGAGACGTTTTGCCTCTTTTAGAAGCTAATTTCTTTTTCTTCTTTACATCTTTAT